GACCGGGATCGTTGGCTATAGCCAGTACCGCGCGCGCAACTGGGTCTGGGCTTACGATAAGTGGACGTGCGGCGATCCGCAGTCGTCAACGATCGGCTACGCAAGCGATTCGATTGGCTCGCACTGGGGCGCGAAGGTTCGTTGGGAGTTCGGGACGCAGATCGTCTACAACGAGGGCCGAGGCGTTATCTTCAACGCGCTGGAGCTGGTGGCTCTGACCGGACGGGTGGCGGTGAATAAGAATCCGCCCATCTCGACCAGCTACTCGGTTGACGGCATCAATTGGAGCCAAGACAAGACCATCAGCGCGGGCGGCTTTGGTAATACCTCAAAGCGCCTCGTCTGGTTCCAGCAGGGACACATGCGCAACTGGCGCATCCAGCGCTTTCGCGGTGATAGCGACGCGCATATCTCAATCGCACGCCTCGAGGCTGCGCTCGAGCCGCTCAACTACTGATGGCAACCAAAACCCTCAAGCTGACGCGCGACCAGCTCGCGACGTTTTTGAAGAATCAGGAACAGATCAAGGCATTCGAGGGTCTGTTCGAGACTGCCGACGCCGCCGCGCCTTCGACCATTGAAGAAATCACCAACGCGGCCGATAGCGCGCAGGCGAGCGCTAACTCCGCGCTGGCTCAGGTGCAGATGATTCAGGAGCGCGAAGGCACGGTCATTCGCATGATCGTTGTCAACGGAACGCCCACCCTGATACCGAAGGGCACCGCTGTCGGGTTCTCGGGCGTCAACGGTTCCACCCGCATCAAGGTCGCGCCCTACCTGGCAGACGGTTCTGCCGATACTTTGTACTTCATCGGCCTGGCGACAGAGGATCTGCTGCCGAATGCGGCTGGCTATGTCACGCTGTACGGCCGGGTCATTGGAATTGATACTTCAGGCTCAGCGGTTGGCGAGACGTGGACAAACGGCAATCTGCTCTGGGCGTCGCCGACTTACTCCGGCAAGCTGACCAATTCCAAGCCAACCGCGCCGGATAACGTGATCTCAGTCGCTGCGGTGCTGTTCGCCTCGGTCACATCCGGCCAGGTGATGGTGCGGCCAATCATTGAGATGCAGCAGTTTTACGGCGAGTTCACCAAGACGACGACGCAGACGCCTGCGGTCGCTGGTGATGAATATCTCGTCACCTGGGACAACACAGAAATCAGCAACGGCGTGGTGATCGGCTCGCCGACTAGCAGGCTGGTGGTGCCTGCTTCGGGGCTGTACAACGTCAGTGTGGAACTGCAGTTCTCCTGCACCGTGGCCGCCCAGCGTGACGTTGTGGCGTTCTTCAAGAAAAACGGCACCGACGTAGCCAACAGCTCCTACTACCAGTCGATCGACATCAACGGCGGTTATACGCAGATCACGCTTAACGAGTTTTTCTCGCTGGCCGCTAATGATTATTTGGAAATCGGCTTCGGCGTGCTGGGCGGGCTTAACGTCAGCCTCTCAACGGTGGCAGCCACCGCCAACTTCCCAGCGGCTCCGAGCGCGCATGCTTCAATCCTTCAGGTGCAGCAGTAATGGCTACAACCACAACCGTTCTGGTCGGGTCGAAGTACCTCGAAAACGTCCAGACTGATCAGTACATCGCGGTCGGTGTGAAGGCAATTATTGATGCTGTCACCATAACCAACTCGGGCGGCGCAGGCGCCAATGTGACGCTTCAGATCGTGCCGGTTTCCGGCAGCGCATCGGCGTCGAATGCGATGGTGTCAAATCACTACCTATCGCCCGGCGAGTCGTATTCATGTCCCGAGATCGTCGGGCAGGTGCTGCGACCGAGTGAGAAGCTATCCGGTATCTGCACGGTCGCGAGCGCGGTCGTGATCAGAGTCTCGGGCCGCGAGATTTCATGATATGATTTTGTCAGCCGAGCAAGCTGGACTTCCGGCGGTCCGTCCTAGCAGGTGGGACATGACCGGACTTTCCGTGACAGAAGGCATTACCCCTCGGGATCTGACGGCGGTGTATTCAGACCCGTACATCCTGCGCGTCGGTCATGACGACCGCCCGGCTGCGCCGATCCACCACCCTGCCGTCACTTACCTTTCCGCGCGCATCGACGGGCAATTCGTCGGCGCGTTCATGTCGATTGAATTTAGCGACATCGAATACGAGCTACACGCCCTGCTGCACCGCAAGGCGGTCTACCGCTCGCGCGAACTGACGCGGCTTCTGACCGACTGGGCGTTCAGTCACCCTATCGAGAGAGTGACCGCTTACATTATCGAAGGGCTGGAGTCGGCGTTTAATTTCTGTCGAAAGATTGGGTTCACTTATGAAGGCACCAGGCGGAATGCGTGCCGCCAGGGTGGTGTTTTGAAGGACGTTTACGTGCTCGGGATGACTCGGGCTGAGTGGAGCGAAACAAGATGGGTTTTATAGGAAAGGCGCTCGGGGATACGGTTGGCGATCTTACTGGAGCATCTCAGCAGGCCAGCGCGGGCAAGCGCGCGGGCAAGATCCAAGCAAAGGCGGCGCAAGCGGCGATTGAAGAACAGCGCCGGCAGTTCGATAAATTTATCGAGCTGATGTCGCCCTATGTCGCTGCGGGCGCTCCGGCGCTTGAACAGCAGCAGGCGCTTATTGGGTTGAAGGGTCCGGAGGCGGAACAAGCCGCCATTGAAGCAATCGCCTCGTCGCCGCAGTTCGCCGAATTGGCGCGACAAGGTGAAGAAGCCATGCTTCAACAGGCGTCGGCTACAGGCGGTCTGCGTGGCGGAAATATCCAGGCTGCGCTTGCGCAGTTCCGTCCGCAAATGCTGCAGAGACTCATTGACCAGCGGTACGGACAGCTCGGCGGGATGACTGAGCTTGGTTTTGGTGCTGCTGGCATGCAAGGTCAACAACGGATGAATCTAGCGGCCAACATTGCAAATCTGCTGACAAACAAAGGCGCGGCGCAAGCAGGCGGAATCATTGCTCAGGGTTCTGGGCGTCGCGCGGCATTCTCTGACGCGCTGGAGGTGGCAGGGTTGGTTGCGTCGTTTTTTAGTCCTGGTGCAGGGATAAAAAGCCCAACTTCATCTGGCACTTCATCTGGGGCCGCATTTTCTGCTGGGTTTAACCCGTCGTCTGCTCAAAGCGCGTTTGCTAATGTTCCTCTCGGAGGATTCTGACCATGGCCATCAACCCTATTCAGGGGCCGGTTGATTATCTTGGCATGATGCCTCAGATCGACCCCGGGGCCGCTTTGCTTAGAGGCTTGCAGCTCGGCAGCGCTATCCGAGGCATGCGCCAGCAGCGGCAGCAGGAGGAAGAAGCTCTAGCCCTCCGCGAAAAGTACAAAGCCGATCTACAGAAAGCCATGCAAAGCCGAAACCCGCAGGCGTGGCTTGATCTGGCGGGAATGTATCCAGAGCAGGGCAAATTGCTGCGCGAACAGGCCGCGGCAATGGGGGATCAGCAGCGAAAAAATGAAATGCTTGTTGGAGCGCAAACGCTTAACGCTTTGTACAGAGGAGACGTTGTCGCTGCAAAAATGATTGTAGATCAGCAACTTGAAGCTGCGCAAAACGCTGGGGGTGATGTTTCTGGGCTGCAGGCAATCCGAAACACGCTAGACGCTGATCCTGAAATAATGATAAATCAGCTTTCTGGCGTGCTTTCTGTTATTAGCCCGGGTGATTTCGACAAACTGGTTGTGGCTCCGTTTGCTGCCGAAAGCGCAAAAGCAGGAGCAAGGAAAACCGAAGCGGAAGCAGGCAGGGCTGAGACACTAGAACGTTTTCAGGCTGACCTTTCAGAATCTCAGATTGAGCGAGCGCGTGCGGCAGCCGCCGCATCAAAAGCGGCAGAACGTCTATCAGGCGCAGAAGCAGATAGGGCGGCTGCAAAAGCTGCAGAGATATCCGCGGGCATCATTCCTGATGAGCAGAAGCCGGACAAAGAATTTCAGTTGCGGACTCAGTATCTGAATCAGACTGCAAACCAGCGCCTTGTTGCCTCTGCATACAATCGTGTTGCTTCCTCTGAAGATACGGCGGTCGGCGATCTTTCGTTGATCTTTGGCTATATGAAGATGCTTGATCCCGGTAGCGTTGTGCGCGAGGGCGAATTTGCCACTGCACAAAATGCCGCTGGAATTCCAGACAGAATAATTAACGTGTACAACAAAGTCGTTACTGGTGAAAGATTAACGTCAGACCAGAGAAAGTCATTTGTTGCTCAGGCTGAAAAACTGAAATCGGCTGCGCAAGGCGAAGTCAATAAAGTTAAGTCTGAGATTTCAAGCGTCGCAAGAAGTTACGGATTAAGACCAGAACGCATTTTTGGTGATGAAATGCAGCCAACCGGAGCGCCTGCCGGTGCTGCGCCTGCTGCTGTTCCTTCGGGTCAGGCGATAGATTTGGGCGACGGATTCAGCTTGCAGGTGGACTAATGGCAGTTTACAAAGTAAAAGCGCCTGATGGATCTATTCTTAGCCTCAATGGCCCAGAAAACGCCACGCAGGAGCAAATAGCCAGAGCTGCAAAAGCCGCGTTTGCTCAGAAGCAATCCGCCGCTCCCGCCGCCGCTGAAGCTATGCAAGAGCAGGCAATGGCCGCGACTGATTTGCCGGTTGCGCCTGCCGCTGCTGCGCCTCAACCTCAGCGCCAATTCATTGGTCAGTCGATCCCGCAAGCCATCACCGCGCCGATTGAGCTGGCCGCTACCGGCGTAACTGGCGCGACAACCGGGCTGCTTGGCTATACAGCTGGCGCTGGCGCCGGTCTTATTGAATCAATCCGAAATGGAACCTACGGCACGCGCGTCGGAGGCCAGCAGATGGCGCAGCGCGCAATGCAAGGACTTGAACGCTACACGTATGCGCCACGCACGCAGATGGCTCAGGAAGCGCTGCAGGCGGTCGGCGAGTTTGCGGAAGAGGCGAAGCTTGCGCCCGTTCCTGTGACCGCCGGTCTTTATGCTCCTGCTGCAAGAGCAGTTGCAAGGCCAGAAGCCCGACCAGGCGCTGCTGCAACAATTGCGGAAGCTGAAAAACTTGGCGTTCCTGTTCTGACATCAGATGTCATGCCGCCTGAGACGTTTATCGGAAAAGCAGCACAGCGCGCCGGAGAACGAGTCCCTATTGCTGGCACAGGCCCGGTTCGAGCAGAACAGCAAAAAGCGCGCGCAGATGCCGTGCGGTCTGTTTTGTCTGATTACGGCGCAGTAGATGTATCAGATTTGAGCGACAGCATTGTCGCGGATTTGGCTGCAAAACGAAGCGGTCAGTTGTCAAAATACACGCAAAACAAGACAGAAGTTATCGAACGGCTTTCAAACCAAGGAACGGTTCCAGTTCCTAGAGCATTGCAAGCAATTGATGACCAGATTGCAGACCTTACTCGCCGTCGCACTGCAGGCGCAGATGAGGCTATCGTTCGATTGCAAGAGATTCGCTCAGACCTTCAGAATCGCGACTTGTTTCAGCTTGAAGCATACCGTAAAGACGAACTTGCCAAGGTCTTTATGGATGATCCGGCGCGCCCGATGAGTGTAGCCGCAAGGGATGCTGGCGAGAAAGCTTTGCGCGCTATTTACGATCCTGTGCGCAAGGATATGGGTCAGTTCATCAAAGACAACGGAGAGCGTAAGGACTTCGACAAGTGGTCGATTGCGAATAAAAGACTTTCTGAACTGTCGGATGAACTAGATGTAAGCGCTTTCAAATCTGTTTTGAAATTAGGAAAAGCAACGCCTGAAGTGGTAAACCAACTGCTTCTGAACAAGAAGCCAAGCTCAGTTCGGTTGCTATATAACAGCTTGACGCCAGAAGGCCGCTCAATTGTGCGCACGTCTTTGCTTTCTCAAATCGCGCAAAAGGCAGAGATTGAGCTTCCGGACAGAACCAAGACATACAGCCCAGATCGGTTTAATTCAGAACTCAAAAAGATTCAGCCGCAGATCGATATTTTCTTTCGAGGAGATGACCGAAAGCGCATAGAAGGATTGTCTAGGGTGCTACAGGTTACTCGCAGAGCTGGAGAGTCCGCTGTTACAACCCAGACAGGACAAGAGGTTGTCCCATTTGCGGCTGGAACTTTTTTGACTGATCTTCTTGGAACCGCCGGGGCTGCATTTCTGACAGCAGGCGGCATCGGCGCGGTCGCTAGAATTTACGAATCCGCGCCTGTTAGAAATCGTTTGCTTAGAATACAAGCTACAGAACCAGGATCGCCGCAGGAACTAAGGCTTAGAGACGAGATCCTTGTTGAACTCAAAAAAGCAGCACAAAACGAACTAGCAGCAACTGGTGCGGCAGTAGCACCTACGGTGTTGTCTGCGCAGCAACCGCAGGAGCAATAAATGCCCGCCATCATCATCGAATCTCCGTACCCGCTCTTCACCGACGACGACGGCGCCGCGCTAGAGGACGGCTATATATACGTCGGCACGGCAAATTTAGACCCGGTTGCAAATCCGATTGCTGTGTATTTCGACTCCGCGCTGACGATTGCAGCCGCGCAGCCGATCCGCACCAGCGGTGGCTATCCGGTGTACAGCGGATCGCCTGCCAGATTGTTCGTTAATAGCGACTACAGCATTCGGGTTAACGACAAAACCGGCGCGTTGGTGTTCTCAGCCGCGACCTCGACCGGCACAACCGGGACGGTTGTCACGACAGACGGCACGCAGACGCTGACGAATAAGACGCTGGTCGCGCCTGTGCTTGGCACGCCAGCCAGCGGCACGCTGACCAACTGCACGGGGCTGCCAGTATCGACCGGCCTGACTGGTGCAGGTACTGGCGTTCTGACGTTTTTGGCTACGCCATCCAGCGCAAACCTGCGCGGGGCGCTGACGGATGAGACCGGCACGGGTGCTGCGGTGTTTGCTACTGCTCCGACCATTGCAGGCGCAACCTTCACTGGCAACGCTCAGACGACGCCCGTTGTTGTGACTTTCAGCGCCACCGCGATGGTGATCGACTGTGCGCTGTCTAATGTGTACACAATCGCGATGACTGCAAACGTCACCACGGCCATGACCTTCAGCAACCTGAAGGACGGCCAGACTATCAACGTCTTCATCACGCAAGACGCAACCGGCAGCCGCACCATGACCTGGCCCGCTAGCTTCAAATGGCCAGGGGCAAGCGCGGGTGTACTGTCGACCGGCGCTAACGATGTCGATCTTCTGGTGGCCACGTATAGGGCTGCGACCGGCTTCTGGTATGCATCACTGCTGAAGGATTTCGGCTGATGTCATTCGGGGCGCGGCCATTGGCAATCGGAACAGGCGGCGGCTCTGGGCCGTTCCTGACGAAGTTTGTTTCTCAGAACCTGAACATCGGGACTGGTGGTTCGTCTACGGTTACCGTCACGGCTAACACGAACGGCACCCTAACGGTCGTCGGTAACGGCAGTCTCGCCAGCGGAACAATCACGCCTGATCCCGGCTGGTACACGCCTACGACTGGCGGCGTCGGCAGCAGCTATCAGATTCGCATCACACCAACGGCTGGGGCGTTCACCAGCGGAAGCGTCAACACGTGGTTGACGATATCGACCGCAAGAGTTTGGACGGTTAGCACGACTCTTTCCCAAGACGTTGTTTTTACTGTTGAAATACGCGACACTTCCGCCGGGACGGTGCTTGCGTCTACGACCGGAAACAGCATTGAGTGCGAATACATCAATGTATAAGCTCGGCTCTCGCTCAATCGAACGCCTCGAAGGCGTGCACCCGGATCTGGTCAAAGTCGTTTATCGCGCAATCGAGCTGACGCCGGTCGATTTCACCGTGCTGGAAGGTCTGCGAACGGCAGAGCGCCAGCAAAAGCTGGTGCAGGCCGGTGCGTCTAAGACGATGAATTCTCGCCATTTGACGGGCCATGCGGTTGATCTCGGCGCGTGGGTCGACGGGCAAGTTGACTGGTCTTGGCCGTTGTACAGTCAAATCGCAGGCGCGATCAAGGATTCCGCGATGGAGTTCAAAGTACCGATCATCTGGGGCGGTGATTGGACCAGTTTCCGCGACGGCCCGCATTTTGAGCTGAACAGGAAATTCTATCCTTGAATCCACTATTGCTCGCTCCCCTTCTCGAGGTCGGCAAGTCACTCATCGACCGGCTGATACCGGACGCTGATGCACGCCGTCAGGCCGAAGCTGACTTTCTGCGCATGGCGATGGAAGGCGAGCTGAAGCAGACAATCGCTCAGCTCGAAATCAACGCCCGCGAGGCTGCGCATCCCAGCGTATTCGTCGCCGGTTGGCGGCCGTTCTTCGGCTGGGTCGGAGGATCTGCGTTTGCATATGTCGGACTGCTTCAGCCGCTGCTGACTTGGGTGGCGCAAGTTAATGGGGTGCCCTCCCCTCCTGACATCGACACCGAATTCCTCTGGGTTGTGGTCTCTGGCCTGCTCGGAATAGGGGGGTTACGAACCTACGAGAAGAGGGCAGGGGTCACCCGCTGATGGCTGCGCAACCTCTACCCGGGCGAATCATCGCCGAGGCTGTCGCGGCCTTCGAGCAGAGCGACTACAACACAGCCCGCGCGGCTGAGCTGTTGGGCATCTCTCGCTCAACCCTTCAGAACCGCCTGCGCGTAGCACGCGATCGCCAGATGTTGCCAGAGCGTCCGGCAGAAGGGATTTTCGTTCAGAAACAGCCTGAGACCGAAGAGTCAATCGAGGAGCTGCTGCAGCGCAAAAAGGCGCACATGACTCGCGCGCTTGATCACGAGACATGGGCAAAGCTGATTCCCGTAACCGTCAGCGGCAAGAAACCGATAGGAATTTGCCTAGTAGGCGACCCGCATCTGGACGACGACCACTGCGATATAGCGCAGCTTGAACAAGACCTTAAAACCGTGGGCGGGACGGATGGCTTCTACGCTGGGCACCTCGGTGACATCACCAATAATTGGGTTGGTCGTCTGCAAAGGCTCTACGCATACCAGAGCGCCAGGTTCTCTGACGGTCTAAAGCTGGCCGAGTGGATGTTCGGTCTCTGCCCGAACCTGTTCGTTGTTGGCGGAAACCATGACATGTGGAACAACGGCATGGACTTGTTGCGCTTCATCACGCACCAGAGTCGCACGGGGGTCGTGCAGGCGCACGGAGCTAGGATCGCACTGCGCTGGGAGAGCGGCGAAGAGATCCGCATTCACGCCCGGCATGACTTCCCAGGCCGAAGCCAATTCAGCGACACGCACGGCATGAAAAGGGAGCTTCTGTTCGGCTGGAAGGACCACGTAATCGTCGCTGGACATACGCACGTCGACGAGGCTCGGGTGGAGCCTTCAATCGACGGCATGGCGCACTGGCTGTTTCGTGTTTCCGGCTACAAAGTCATCGACGACTTCGCGAAGGAAAAGGGCTTCAGACCGAAGCGCCTCGCACCGTCTGTTTCGATCATCGTCAACCCCTCGGCGCGGGTCGAGGCGGAAAAGATCAAGCCGTTCTGGGATGTCGAGGCGGCTTCGGATTACCTCACCTTCATTCGACAAAAGCCCACGTCCGTCCGGAAAGGATCTGCGAAACGGTAGGGTAGCTGACCGCGTACTTATTCGCAATGCGCTGGATCGTCCAGCCTTCAGATCGCAGCGCACGGATCGTTCGCACTTTCTCTCGATCCAGCTTATGCCGCCCACGCGGGCGGCGCTCGATCTTCAGCCTTTTAGTCACGTCGACGTAAACTTCCCGCCGCGTGATGCCCTCGACCAGCGAGGGCGATACCTCGAATTTTTCTGCGATCTCTTTTACCGAGATCGATAAATCATTGAACAGCTCGACGATCAGACGCACGTCCTCATCAGTCAATGTCCGCACCTTCCGCCTCCTGTATGCACTTTCTCATCTTGATATGCAGCTCGCCGACCTTCTCTGCAGCCAGTTCCATCCGGCGCAGCGCTACCCTGGCTGCCCGCTGTCCTGCCCCAGCGGCCAGATCCTGCTTGCAGAGACTGTTGCACTCGCTGAACAGGTCGAAGATGGCCATGCGCAGTTGGTCGCGTGGGTCGGTCATCGCTCTCCCCTCGCGCGGATGGCTGCGGCGCAGTCTACGCACCCGCTGTTGTAGAGATGTTGGGTCCACGCTGCGGTGGTTTCTTCACACACCTCCGCACACGCCTCGCGCTCGGCAGCGGCGACAAGGGCGGCGAAGCGTTCAAAGACCGGCGCAAGGTCACGCTCTACCCATGTCATGTGGTCAAACATTGCCCCAGCCTCCCGCGCCATGCGGATTATGTCTTCTCTGTTCATTTCTCTCCCCTCGCGCGGATAAGTGCTGCACAGTTGCCGCAGGCATGGACCCAGCCGCCTTTTTCCCGCGAACGAGCGATCGTAATCGCCAAGGTCCTCGTACGCCTTCCCAAAAAAGACGACTCATTAGCAGATTCCGTATCACAAATCTGCGCACACGCCTCGCGCTCGGCTTCGACAGCTTCTAAAACCACCGTCACCACCAAATCCCTCAAAGGCTGCGCCGTAATGCTGCCGTTTTTTGCAATCAGCTCTTCGATTTCGTCTATTGTCATGATTTATCTTACCTTCCCGCTTTTCTCTATGGTTCCTAGACCCCAGCCGTAGCCGTTGCCGTTGTCGTTGCCGTTGCCGTTGCCGTAGCCGAAGCCGTAGCCGTAGCCGTAGCCGTTGCCGTAGCCGTAGCCGTAGCCGTCGCCGTTGCCGTAGCCGTAGCCGTCGCCGTTGCCGTAGCCGTTGCCGAAGCCGTAGCCGTTGCCGTAGCCGTAGCCGTAGCCGTCGCCGTAGCCGTAGCCGTTGCCGAAGCCGTCGCCGTTGCCGTCGCCGACAGGAAAGAATGAGGTCATTACAGCCCCCATCCGTCGTGGACGGGCACGCAGAAAATTTCTGCGCCTTCAGGCATATCTACGTCCGCAATTGGGCGAAGATCTGCCTTCTCAGTCTCGACCATCTTGGCGAAACCAATCG